CATTAGAGCTTACATAAACATTTTTATATGTAACCCCGCCCATTTGTAAATTAAATGGAAGGTTCATTCGTCCACCCGCATCATCTGTATTTGCAAAAACATTTGTTGTGGTGCCAATAGTAGCTGCAAGGGCATTAACTGCATCCTGGGCGTTATTAATTGCTACATTTGCTTGAGTTAATTGTGTTTGAGCCTCTGTCCGTGCAGGTGTTACTGCTGCTACCGCCGTGGTTGCCGTTGCCACTGTGGCAGTTGCGGTATCTATTGTCGCCTGTGCTGCCTGTATTGCAGTAGAGGCTGTTGCAGCCTGTGCTACTTCTGTTGTAATTGCTGTAGCAACCTGTTCAACTGTCGTAGGAGTTGTTGTCATTAAAGGAGTTGCTGTGGCTATAACTGTGGCTGTTGCTGATTCAATTACAGGGGCTGCTGCAGTAATTACTGCCTGTGCTGCAACTACTTCTGGTGTTTGTGTTGTAGCACTTACTGGAATTGCTGCTACTGCTTGAGTAACGCCAATGACTGTTTGAGTAACTGTCTGGGTAACTGCTGTTGCTGTTTCTACTGCTGGGGAAACATTGGATACCTCTGCTACTGTAGATACTGCTGTGGCCACCGCTGTGTTGGCTGCTGTGACTGCTGTATTAGATGCATTGACTGCTTGAACTGCTGTTGCTATCGTGGCTGTTGCGGTATCTGAGGCTGAGATTGCTTGGGCTACCTCTGTGGTGGCTGTTGCTAAGGCTGTATTTACTGCTTGCTGTGCAGGGCTTACGACTACCTGCTCTGCTGGTGCTGGGACTTCGTCAGCATGTGCTTGATCAACTGGAGATATCAACATCCATAAAGTCAAGAGCAAACCTACTAATCCAGATTTGATGAGAAGTGATTTTATTTACCTTTCCCCCTTATGCAAACAATGTCTGCTAAGATGATTATACCATTTTATTGCACAAAAAAGAGGGCTAGCACTTGGCTAACCCTCTCAGTTGTTGGATTAAGTTACTTCTTTAAAGCAACCTTAGCCTTTGGAAACTTTGCGTTCCACTTTGTAGCAAGTGCATTGTATTCTGCCTTGTACTTTGCTGCTGCTGTTGCAAGAGCAATGTCTGCTGCTGCCTTTGCTGTTGCTGCATCGGTTGTAGCCTTTGCTGCTGCTGTTGCTGCTGCAGTCTTAGTAGCATCGTGTGCTACCTTCTCTGCAGCAAGTGCTGCATTTGCTACTGCTAGTTGTGCGTTAACTGCTGCAAGTTCTCCTGCAAGATCACGAACTACCACTGTTGCAACTACAGAACCGACTGGTGCTGAAAGACCAGTTACTGCTGTTGCTACTGTTGCATATGCTGTAACTGTGATTGAACCTGAAGCAGGAAGTGTAACTGTCTGCTCCTTAGTTCCAAGTGTTGCTACTGCTGTGTCTGTTGTAAGTGCTGTTGCAGTTGCTGCACCAGATGCGCTTACCAAAGTGTTGATTGTTGCCCCACCCTTTAGGTTTCCGAATACATCGTATCCTGCTACCTTAAGTGTTGCGATTGTTGCTGCTGCGCCAGATGCTGGGGCAGTCAGAGTAATTGAGTTCAAAGCACCTGCGGTACCTTGTACATAATATGTTGTTGAATTTCCACCAACTGTTACAACAACTGTTCCAACTGCAGTAGTCTTTGTGTAAACATAGAAGTCTGCTGTTGTTCCTGTTCCTGTATTAATTGTTAGTGATGATGATCCAGATGACGCTGTCACTGGTGCGGTTGATGTTGCAAGAGCAGGAACGATTGTTGCATTTACTGCAACTGCTGAAACTGCTGTGCCTGTATCTACAGATGAAACAGCAATCTTCAATGCATCTGCTGCATCGATACTGTTATCTGCTGGTACTGGAAGTGCTACAGGAGTTGTTGCTACTGTACCACCTGTTGCTGCAGAACCCGCAACCGTTAGGGTTGTCGTGGCAGCGCTTGCAGATGTTGCTACAAGCATTGTGCTAGTCAGGGCTGCAGCGATGATTAGCGATACTTTCTTGAATGAATTCATTTTATCTCTTTTCTTGTTATAGTGTTTTTAGTCCAGCCAAATAATCTTCAATGTCTTTTAATTGACTAGGTTTATATTGTATCACATTGCGAGAGTCCATGTCAAATTGCTCCTCTGGAGTCTTTGGCCTATCCTTGTAGGTATGGACTTCTATCTCAGTATTTATATCTTTTGGGGTATGTGATATTGCCCCAAATATTGCTCCACACACAGCATCCGCCAAGTCCTTTGACTTTTTGCGTGGGTGGTCAACTCTATCATTTTTCATGATCTTTAACTGGGTTAGTTCTTCGAACAAAAGTTCGATTGCTGGCATTACTAATCTTTCTTCATACACAAGCATTGCCATATCCTCATAATGTTTTTTAGCAACAGAAACAGTATCAGTTCTCATTCCTACCTGCTGTAATTCATTTTGAATATCAAATGACTGCCAACGGTCAAAAGAAACCATGCCAACATCAAACCCAAGCCTTCTTAGGTTTTGAATCCACTGCTTGACCTCTGAAAGATTTACAGGCCCCTCTACCTTTGGCTCCCACCAAACGACTGCGTCTACAACCACTATTGGTGCTACTTGCTCATAGTTATTAATTACCTGAATATTTACCCATTTTTCTACGTGGGCAATGGCAACTGCACATTTATCATGTTTCTGTGCAAGGTCAGCATGTACATAATATTTTTTAGTTGGATCTGGTTTAAATGACTCATCAAATCTTTTAAAGGTGTCAACTGGATTTCTTGATGTCATACAAGATCTTACCTTCTCATGTTGCTTAAAGAATGCATCAGAAGCAAATGTTGGGACACATGCAAAACGCATCATGGCATCTCCAAGGTCTGTCATAAAAGCAATCTTAAAGTCATCAATTTTTCTTGTTGGGTTTACTTCCCATGTTGGTCTCTTGAGTGCAAAGACCCCAGGATATTTATATGAAACTATATGATCTTCGTCCCAAGTGATATCAAATGTATTGTCTGCACTATCTTCTGGAAGCAATGGATTAATTACAAACTTATGTGTACGATCTATAACTTCTTTTTCAGAGATTACTGCATCATACTTTTCTGAAATAAAGTCTCCTGGATAACGTGGGAATGAAAGCAAAACAACTTTGCCAAGGTCAGGGAAACGAGAGTCAACTGATCCACGGAAAGCCTTATAGATATTATCTGCAGTTTTTCCTTGATCATTTCCTGTACCAATTTCAGATGCAAATCCAGAAATCTCATCAAGAACTGCAAGTAAAAGATTTAAACCCTCATGCGATTCACGTTCTGAGTGTCCAGAATAAACAGTAATGGACTTGTTGAACTCAATTGAATCTGCTTTAGCATAATACTTTCCAGCAAACCATGGGGACTTCTCAATTTTTGTTTTAAAACCTTTAAAGAAAACGTTCTTAGCCTGTTGAGCGTTAATAGCAACGTTAATAAGATCAATAGCATCTCCAGATGGCTTACCAAAATATTTTGCTGGATCTTTTAAGCATAATAACTTATATACAATATATGAACATGCTACGGTTGATGTAAAATCTTTTCCAGATCCCTTGCCAAGTTGTAGAATGATTTCGTTCTTTGTGTACTTGTCATAGTATTGGGATCCTTCTTCTTCCCCCATTAGTTCTATCAAGTCTTCTTTTTTATATATCTGACTCATTGCCTCAACAATGTCATATTGAATATCAGACAGTCCAGGCTGGCCAAGGAAGGCATCGCCCTCAACAAATGTTTTGGCGTCTACGGGAATCTCTTCAAAGTTATTATCTTTGAGGGCTTCTAAAAACTCATCATACATCTTGGACCACGGTTATTACTTCATCTTTTTTGGCAATAGATGAAAGTCTTTTCATAATCTCGTCACGAACTTGCGGATACTCTGACGCAATATCTTTTAGGATTGACATTAATACCATCTGTCTATTTTCAATCTCAATCATTTCATCAGCAAGTTCTTTATTCTCAAGAAGTCCTGCTTTTTGAAGCATATCAATTCTTTTTGATTCAATATCCATGACTAGTTTAATTGCCTGAGTCTTTGCTCCAAGGTTATTTGTCATTGATGCCTCGTCAATTACTTCGTAAGACTTTGATATAAGTTTGCTGTAGTGTGTATCGGCAGCAGCAAGTGCTTCTTTGGCACGTGCTCTAATTGCATCGTTTGCAGATGCCATAACTTTCCACTCATTAATTAATGTCACAACACGTGTGCGTGGAATATCCAGTTGTTTAGAAATTACTGTTGGATCATTTCCCTTTAGGTACTCTTCAACAACAAGGTTAACTTGATCAAGATGTTTAACTAGATCTTCTTCAGTCGACATGATTTAACTCCCTTGCTATCTTTAATAGTATGAGGTAGCCAATCAAATCATCAATATCGTTATCGCCAATGAATGCTCCGCCTCTGGTAATCCTAGAAAGTTTGTCATCAATTCGAACATGTAACTGTTCAATATTATCAGAGATAGAAAAAATCCGAACTGGATTTAGCGCTGAGTCTCCATAAGATTTATTCTTTGTAATAAGCATGTTCTTAATCTCATCACAAACCTGACCAATTGTAAACTGTGTCTCAGAACTCATTGTCTATCTCCTCTTCTAGATCCCAATCAAAACCCTCTGGTAAATCTTTAAGTGTAAAAATCGTGTATGCCAAACCAGCAGACATGGCTAATGACAGAATAACTAATGCCTTGTTTGTCTTTTTCATCTCTTTGACTTCCTTAATCCAAATTTTGCAAGGTATACGTAGATAGTCTCTAGGCTAACTCCGCACTCCTTTGCAATCTCTTCTGGTGTCTTCTTGTCCATAATATATCTTTTACGCATAAAAGATTCACTTGTATATAGTTTAGCAGCCATAACGTTATTTGTCAACCCTATCAATTGGTTTAAGTTTATCCCAATATCCCCCAGGATTTCCTACGTATACCTGGCCAGTCTCACGATCAATGAGCAACCATTTTTCTGGAGAAAGAGTCCTAACTGTTAGGATTACATCTTCATCCTCTTCTTTAAAATTAAAAGGTTCCCGACTCATATCTGAACCGCCTTTTCCCAATTATTAATTGCCCAGTGACCTATGCCACAAGCATCAGCCACATCGTTATCTGTAATAGTTCTATCATACATTGTATTAATATATCTAATTGTTCTTTGCTTTCTTAAATCTCTTTCATAGGTCTTGAGCCATGATTCTGACTTTCCAGGATTCTGAGATTTAATATATAACTTTTCATCATTAGATATTTTTTTATTGCCTATGTAGTTTTGCCATGTTATAGGAGCAACTCTCCCTATTACTTTTGTACCAGTCAGACCTGCAGCACCAAGGATTGAACCTTGAACAAGGGCTAGGTCTGCTGCTGTTTTGGGACTATTCATAAATACTGTGTGCTCAATTACAATAGCCTCAAAACCTCCATAATAATCAAAGAAAGCCTTTACCTTTTTACCAGCATCCATAACCTTTTCATAGGTATTATTTCCCTGAAACTTTATCTTACCTACAGCGCCCAAAGTTTCTTGTCGAGTATCAAAAAGTGCAAAGCCTAAACTATTTGTACTTGCATCAATAGCGCAAATACTTTTTGGTAGGTTTTGATCTATTAATGATAACTTCATTCTTTTGCCATCCGCTTGATCTCTTTTAAAACTTTCTTTACATCTGATGGATTAATATTGCACTCAAAACAAATAGGCTCATCGTTGTAAATCGACAATTCAAGTTGACAATTTTTACATAGACGTTTTTTGCCTATACGCTTTTGTCTTCTTGCATGAAGATACCTAGATGCAATCTTTTGTTTTGTAGCAGCCTCTCGACATATTGTAGAACAATATACCTGATAGGATACAGTAGCCTTAAATTGGTTGTCGCACCAATTACAATTCTTCATCCAATGACTCCAAGGATTTGACTTTAAGATCCCCTTCGCCTGCTGACGCACACGCCTTTTGTACTGGGCATGACTTGCATATCTTGGAATTTGCTCTATAGTTTTTCTTAGGAAGAGTTCTATCTACCCAAGCCCTACGAACTTCTCTCATCCAATCAAATGCCTGGTCTACCCACCGACGGTAATGATCGTTCACTGTTACGGGAAGAACTAGCAACTCGTGATTATTTTTATTTTCATAAATAAGAACACCCTTTGATTTCTTAAGGATCTTCATATAAATAAGTAATTGAATTAAGTGTCCAGTCTTTGGCTTTCGCTTTGCTTTGCGATATTCAAAGCCTTCACTCATCATTGTTTTAATTTCTCCAACAATTTGCTCATCTTGCCAATTTAGCATAGCATCGCCATATCCAAAAATTGGTGGATCTTGATTAGTAATCTTAAATTCTGTAGTAGGATTATTATCTGCATCACGATAAATCTCTGCAATTCCAGAAGCCATCATTGCATCTTGAATTCTATCATGAGACTTTGTACCAGCAGTCATGTTGGCAACACCATAAGCATCATTGTTATCTTCAAATGTTTGACCATCAAAGGCGAGATACCAGTATCTAGGACACTCTCCGTGCCCATAGGCAATCGTTGATGGAGCAAAGGTCTTCTTTTGTGTATGCTTAGGTCCACGTCCTTCAAGGTATCCAGACTGGATCTTTTGAATCATTTCCGTTGTATCAAAACTATCCTCTGGAAGTGGTTCTGGTTTAATCATTATTGATTTTAGTAAATTTTTTGTCATTGTTTTTATTCTCGTTTCCGTTCATATAAGTATAGCAGAAATTACCTGGTTGTGTACTTTAATGCAGAAACAAGATTATTAATTGCTTCGGCTGCGGTGTAGTATAAGTTTTTCTTTCCACGATCAGACTTATCTACGTTGGCCATCCATGTAGCCTTTAGTGCCATCTTTGCTGCGATTGCTTGAAGTCTAACTATTTCAACAGTTGCAACATTTAATGGGATATCTGGTTTAAGGATAACCTTGGCAATAAAAGTTAAAGCAGTTGTAAGTTCTTCATCATTCATATAGTCTGCAATTTCAGACAGACCGTTTATCATATCTATTGTTGTACCGTTTTGTTCCATTTTTATCCCATCGATTTCTTTGATATTCCGTCTCTTAATCCTTCTTCTTCCCAAAGTTTAAACGCTGCCTGCATATCTGGCCTTGACTGAAGTTCATTTAGGTACTCTGTTCTTTTGGCTGGATAGTGCTCTGGATCTATTGGATTGTGCTCCCCAGTAAATCGATAACTTGTTGTTGGGCAATAGTCCATACTTATAATCTCACAGAACTCTCCCTCTTTAAATTTACGCTTTGGTCTCCAGTGTATCTGATTCACTGCGCTAAAGACAATAGTCTGACCACCACTGAGTGAATATTTAGTAAAATTACTTGTATCATTCCAGTTGCTTACATATAGGTCCCACTCAATGTTTGTGTCTGGGCAATAGTTTATTGTCACAAGATTTTCATCTGCATCAAGATGTGGTGGAAGTGCAGGAGAATTATCTCCATATCCATAGTTTATATTATAGTCAATATAATTCCAATGACATAAAGCAA